GGCTAAATAGGGATCCAGATTAGTCAAGAAGACCGCCTCCTTCCTTTTCTACCGGTACACAGATGGATTCATCTCCGGTAATTACAAATGCGATTGCCTTATATGCAGACATTACCAGCATAATCACTCCCATCACCAGAACCGGCAATGCATAGTAATAACCCTTGCTGATAGGAAGTCCTCCAACGGGAGGCATCTTCTTCTGCATCTGAAACAGCTGCCAGGATGCCGGAATATAAACCCAGCTTATCACAACAATCAAAAAGTTCGTAAATGTAAACATTCCTCTGCGAAATGCCTTTGGCATACGGTTCATGATAAACTCCAGAACTGCATGACCATTGTCCCAATAAACGGTACACCATCCAAGACACATGGACCATATCATCAGTGCGGTTACACATTCATCAATTCCGTATATAGGATGCTTAAATATAAAACGCATCAATACCTGAAGGAACAATAGTGCCATAAAAGCGAATATCATGTATCCGGTAAATACTTCCACCACACTATTCGCTTTATCCATAGCCTTACCAATTGAATAGATACTTTTCTTCATACTCTAATTGCCGCGCTTCGCTGCTGCGAATACGTACTCTCCTTCCTTTAAAATTAATTTCTATCATATAATGTCATGTGCTATAAGGGGTTTCTGGTTTTCTCTGCTCTGGCCGACCTATCCATTCAAATACTCGTCCAGATTCCCTTATATTATAACACCTCAAAAGACATCATATATCGTTATGTTATTTTTACCATACTTTGATTCATTTTGCAAGTATAAATTTATTTTTCATCGTCGCTTTTTATATTATCATAGGTTTTCTCCTTTCTACTACAATATATTTATGGTTAATATCCCTTACAGCCAGTAAGGAATTATCCATCTTGTTGCTTAAGCTGTTAGAATGTAGGTAGCAATTGGATATCTTCTCCTTTCTTGGACTTCGCGTCCGTAACACAGACTGATAACCAGCTCCTCATTCGCAGCGTTCGTTTTATGCAGGTTGAATCACCTCAGGTGCATTCGTGTCACACCACAGTAGATTGAATAGGCAATGAGTAAAACTGGTACTTATCCATTGCAATAATCTTAAGGAGTGACAAATTTATGAACGCAGTAGGTATCGATGTTTCAAAAGGTAAAAGTATGGTTGCTATTATGCGGCCTTTTGGCGAAATTGTTTCCACACCCTTTGAAATTAAACACACATCCAGTGACATCAATTCGCTTGTAAAACTTATCAAGTCTATCGAAGGTGAGTCCCGAATTGTAATGGAGCATACCGGACGCTATTACGAAGTCCTTGCCCATCAACTTTCCGAAGCAAATCTTTTCGTTAGTGCCATTAACCCAAAGCTTATCAAGGATTTTGATAACGATTCCCTTCGTAAAGTCAAAACAGATAAAGCTGACTCTGTTAAAATTGCCCGATATGCACTTGACAAGTGGCAAAATCTGAAACAGTATAGCGTTATGGATGAATTACGCAATCAACTCAAAACCATGAACCGTCAGTTTGGCTTTTACATGAAGCACAAGACGGCTATGAAGAATAACCTTATCGGCATCCTTGACCAAACCTATCCTGGTGTTAATACTTATTTTGACAGTCCTGCACGTAGTGACGGCAGCCAGAAATGGGTCGATTTTGCATCTACATACTGGCATGTAGACTGTGTCCGTAAAATGTCCATAAACGCTTTTATTGATCACTATGAAAACTGGTGCAAACGCAAGAAGTACAACTTCAGCAAGTCAAAAGCTGAAGAAATCTATGGAAAAGCAAAGGAGCTTGTTCCTGTACTTCCTAAGGATGACATTACAAAGCTTATTATCAAGCAGGCAGTTGACCAACTTAACAGTGCTTCTATTACTGTTGAGTCGCTACGCACTCTCATGAACGAAACTGCATCCAAGCTTCCGGAGTATCCCGTTGTTATGGCAATGAAAGGGGTTGGAACGTCACTCGGTCCTCAACTGATGGCTGAGATTGGTGATGTTTCCCGTTTCACTCACAAGGGTGCCATTACTGCTTTTGCCGGTGTAGACCCTGGTGTTAACGAATCCGGCTCTTATGAACAGAAAAGTGTTCCAACTTCAAAACGAGGTTCTTCTGACCTCAGGAAAACACTATTTCAGGTAATGGATGTCTTAATCAAAACACATCCACAAGATGATCCTGTGTATCAGTTCTTAGACAAAAAACGGGCTCAAAAGAAACCGTATTATGTCTATATGACTGCCGGTGCTAACAAGTTTCTACGCATCTACTATGGACGAGTGAAAGAATATCTTGCATCTCTTCCAGAATCTTAATTATCTACTATACCTTTCAGACCAGCACTGGTGTGGTGGTCTTGTTTTGATGTCTAATTTTCAACCTGTATAAAATTTTCAAAGTTCTTTCATTTTAGCCTTGACTTTTTATTTGCAGGCTGTGATTTTCTTTTGCTTTGCGGTGCTCCAAATTTCGCACCATCCTGTTCCAACCTGCTTCCTGCTGCTTGGTTGCTGCGGGGTTTCGACAGGATATGTAATCTCTGTTATTTCTGCTCATCTGCATCCTCCTCGCTTAGTATCATGGCGATACCTTCCATCACAAACATTGCACACGGAAGTGCTATGCCGTTGCCCCACATCTTATATTTGGCTGAGTCGCTCTCCGGGTCTTTCAGCCATTTGCAAATCTGGTTGTCTGTCTTTTCCTTTTTGCTCTCGCCCATGGCTTCCATCTGCGTTCGGAACACCTCTCGCCAGTGATCGATATCTTCCTGCGTTGGCTCTGTTATCCCCAGTTCCTCTGCCCAGTTATCTGGGAAGCCTTGCAGTCTACAGCATTCCAATGGTGTGAGCCTGCGGATGATGTACTCCCAGAGAATGAGGTCGGTGCTGTCCTTATAATCCCTGCGTTTCAGACAGGAGGCTTTCTCCGATTCCTCATATTCCCCGATTGCCTGTTGTGCGAAGCAGGCTACTCCGTGCCTGTCTGCGGCCGTGAGTGTGTTGGCAGGTGCTCCCGGTTCTCCGATGCCAAGTCCATTGGCAGAGCCGTCATTGTTTCTGGTATCTCCACCGCCCTTGTATCGGGTTGCCTTGTCTGCTATTGGAATCGGGTCGAATAAGGTCTGCGTGTTGTGTGTACTGAGCGTTGCGCTCTTATCTGTCTGCATCAATGCTCCCTTACCTCCTCCCTCACATCCGCTTCTGATCTGCAATGTGATTGGCTGAGGATGAGTGGTACATTGCCCCCCCCGGTGCCCATGCGACTGGTTAGCGTTGGTACATTACCGTCCTCTGCTATCGTCACTCTGCTGTCCTGTGGGTGGTTTTCTAATACGATGGGTACATTGTTACCGCCGGTCCCCATCTTTGTTGTGAGCGTGGGCGATACCCCGCTCTTATCAGCTACCCTGCGTCTGTCGCTGATGTCATAGCACTCGACATCATCTGTGCCTGTCTTATGAGTGCCAGTCTTAATATCTCCGGCAGTTCTTTGCCACGCTTCTCGGCTCTCCGCAAAATTCCCAGACAAGCCTTCTCGCTCAAATAATATTTTTGGTGCGGTGTTTCCTCCAAAATCTGCGACAAGGTAGATACGCTTTCTTCTTTGGGGCACTCCCCAGTATTGGGCATCAAGCACTCGCCAAGCGATGGAGAAATGGTCGCCCATGATGCATCCGGCTGTCTGCCATTTTCCCTTCGGAGGGAGAGGTACATTGGATTCTTCGTCTGTGATGCTGACGATTTCTTGGAGGACTGCCTGGAAGTCTTTGCCCTTGTTGCTACTGAATGCTCCAGGCACGTTCTCCCAGACCATGTATCTCGGTCTGATCTGCGTTCCTGTTCTGCCTGCTGCTCTGTCACTTTCTCTCATCTCCTTTATGATCCGTATCTGCTCACGGAACAGATTGCTTCGTGAACCGTCCAGACCCTCACGCTTTCCGGCTATGCTCATGTCCTGGCATGGAGAGCCGCCTGCGATGATGGTCACTGGCTCTAAGTCTGCGCCGTTTAATTTATTGATGTCTCCGAGGTGTTTCATTTCCGGGAAGTTCTTTGTGGTTACCAGTATCGGGAATGGCTCTATCTCGCTTGCCCATATTGGTCTGATTCCGAATATCGATCCTGCCAGTTCAAAGCCACCGCTCCCGGAGAACAAAGACCCCATTGTTATTTCCTGCGTCATTTGTTATCCCTCCCCATTTGCCACAAAAATTGAAAGGACTTGCTTTCCGTCTGGTCGTGAACCATCGCTGACACGAGCATTGCTGCCATGCGGAGTGAAAGGTTGATATTGCCTTTTGTGTACTTCATTGCTCTTTCATACGCATCGAAGAACAACTGCAGTATCGTTTCCTCGGCTTCTATTAATTCTTTCTTTTCTCGATTTGTCATCTTTACCACCCCAGTTTCTTTCCGCACCAGTGGCAGTGCGTATGATTTCGGGAGGTTCTCTTTCCGCAGGCAGGGCAGCAGTAAAAGTCCATACCTCTCTTTATTACTGGTGCTTCTGTCTCGTATTTTTCGACCATCCGCTTATGCTCATCTGCCATGCTCTGGTAGTCATATATGATGTCCATCGCCTGCGTGAGTGCTTCCTCGACCTTTTCCGCCAGTTCGACTTCCATTTCGAGATCCCCCTCGCTGATCATCTTCGTATATCCTGTCTGTGCAGTCTTAAGGAATGGGATGATTTCTGTTTCCTTGATATGTATCACTTCTCCACCTCCTTTGGTTTCGGTGGATCTACCAGTCCGAATGTCATGAGTGCCATGTTGTATCCTCGCACCTGGTGCGTGAATGGCGACACCTTGACTGGTGGTGGGATGAGTGGCTCTGGCTTCGGGTTCATGCGTTCCCGGTCGACTGCTGCCATTACTTCGTTCAGCTTCTTTCGCTCTGCTTCGATGGACGGTGGCAAGTTTACCAGTCCTGCCAGTCTGTTCAGCAGTTCGATGTCAGCCGGTCCGCTTAGTGTCTGCGTCTGCCTGCTCCACTTCATCTTTCCCCAACTCTTTATGATTGTGAACTGGACATTGTCTGCTTCCTTTATGAGGATCTGTCCGTCCTTCATTGCCATTTTCATTGTTGGTTACTTCCTTTCGGTGTAGAATGTGTGGTTGCCGTGTGTGAATAATTTTTTCAGTGTGGTGTTGTGCCATGTGGCTTCGTCCGTGGTTCTCTCGAAGTATGTCGCTCCCTGGCTCTCATCCCAGTGTTCTACCTGCACCATTTCCAGTGCCCGGTAGCAGTCTGTGTCCGGCTCTACCCTGTCGTATCTGCCGTTTCCGTATGCTGTGAACTGGGTGTCCTCCGTGATCACTCCCTCGATGGTATCCGGGAAGTCATCGCTCCATACTCGGTTCAGCACTACCAGTATGACCAGTGCCTTGCCCTCGGTGTCCTCGCCCTCTGCTTCTGCCATGGCGATTTTCGCTAATCTGTAGGAGTCATCCGCATCCCAGTCCAGACTGCCGATTGCTGCGGTTGTTGTCGGTACTGGTGTCTCAGTGCTCTGGAGGATTGCGTTGTAGTAGGATTGTTCCTCTGCCTGCTCTGCTGCCTTGTATGCGTCACGCTCTTTGCACATCTGTTCATATTCTTCCTGCGTAAGCCATGTGTCCGAGCCTTCCACCTGCACCATGCCTATGTGGTTTTCCTCTATGTACTCGCTCCAGTCCGGCATCGGTTCGTTTGCCCATGCGATAAGCAATCCAACAAACATTCCCGCTCCCACTAATACCGCTACTGCATCCCCTGCTATGCGCTTCAGCTTTCTTTTCAGAATTCGCTTCTGTCTCCTACTGAGTTTCAAATCGTCATGCACCTCCTGCTTACTTCTCGACTGCTTCCAGTCTCTTTTCTTTCCTGTTGTAGAGGATCATCTCTTTCTCATCCTCTGAATGGAGCATATAGTCATCTGGGTTCATTCCCTTCTTGACCAGTATCTCTTTCTGATTCCTTGTCAGTTTCTTTGGCTGTTTCATATGCTCTCTCCTTTATACTTACTTGACTTTTACCAGTACCTCATTATGCTCTCTAGGCTTCTTGGGTCTGGCATGGAACAGGTTCTCCAAGGCTTTGAAGAGTAACTGTTCCGTTCATGCTCCCTGAGTATTCTTTGGGGTAGCTGTACTAGTCGCCTGCAGTGCGGTCTTTTTCATTCCCCGCTACCGAGTGTTAAATCGCACCCACGCATCCATGCTCTCGGTATTCTCTCTCTGCGTGTTTCTCATCTGCCTCCGAACCGTTGTTGTTTTACTTGGGTCTGCGTTCCCTACCCCAATTACGACAGCCATTCATGCAGGCTCATGTCCTGCTGCCGGAGCGATTTACTGCGGCGGCTCGCTCCTACCTATCGGTTTTTATTCTGGTCGATGCTTGCCAGTGTGTTTCTTCGATATTCAGTTTTTAGGTATGATGCATACGCATCGTTCTGTTTTCTTGGTATCTGTCGCCTGCACCGGGCAGGTGTAGTTGATCTTGCCATTGTCAGTGCTGCTTCGGAGCATTCCGCTTTCGTACAGGTGCTTCCTTGCGTATCTGGCACTCACTCCCTTTGTGCTACAGAAGTGATTAAACTCTGGAACTCTGATACGGTATTCTCCGTCCTCCAGTTCCTTGCCCTTGGTCAGTTCTGTTACAAAGGCATCTGTGTCAATCAGTGCGGCCTGCTTATCCAGTGCTCTCCATTCCGCCAGTTCATCAAGTCCGTTGATGTCAACCTGCGCCTTGCTGAATACATCCAGTATCATGGGGATTCTTTCATCCGGGGCCGCTGCCAGTATCTTTGCTATCTGTATGGCAGTCTTGATATCCAGTTCTTCCATTCCACTTGCTCCTCTCTGTTAGATGGAATGCTGTGCGACCTCTGCCTTGTACGGTTCTCCACCTCTGGCGAGTTCACGGTACATGGTAGCCGAGTGGACACCGATTGCCATCGCCATCTCATCTACTGTTTTGCCCTGTGCGTTCAGTGCTTCGATTTTCTTTCTGTCCTCGAATCCGATGCGCTTGTACGCTTTTCTCGGTCGCTTATTGGTTGCCATTGCTCTCCACCTCCTCTGTTTTTAGGCAAAAAAATAAATGCGCCAGAGTGATTATTCACTCTAACGCATTTATCAATTTCTTATAAAAATTAAAAATGCGAAGTGAGTTATATCACTCATTTCGCATTTATCTTATTACTTCACGGCTTTTGTGCTATCAAATTCAATCGCAGCATACTATCTTGTGATATTTTTTACCCATTTGTATTTCATGTAGTGGATATATACAGCCGGGATCTTCACAAATTCATCCAGTGTCAGGATAAATGCAACGAGGAGCACCGGTGCATGCCAGACAAAAGCTGCCAGCATACCAAGCGGAACGACAAAACACCAGAGTGTGACAACGTCACAGATCATACCGAACTTTGTATCGCCGCCCGCCGGGAAGATACCGGAAATGATCGTAGAATTCAAAGAATTTCCGATGATATAATAAGCCGCCATACAGAGCATGAACTTCAGATAATACATTGCCTGCGGCGTCAGTGTGATCACGCGCAGTACAAGTGGGATCAACAGAAGGATCACAAGACCGGAAGCTGCCCCGATCCAGATCGACAGACGGACAAATTTACCGCCCATCTTCTTTGCCTCCTCCAGCTTATTCTGTCCCAGTGTCTGCCCAATGATAATGGAAACGCCTGCTGAGATTCCCCAACAGAGACTGGCAATGATCGTACGCACAATGCTGGCAATAGAGTTAGCCGCGGTTGCATCGCTTCCCATATGTCCCAAAATAACAGAATACATGGTCACCCCGCCGCCCCAGCCGATCTGATTGACCAATAGCGG